ACTATTGGAAACGTAGTAAGTACTAAACTTGAAGATATTGGATTTGATTATCCATCAGACTTTACCTTGAGTCCTGCTCTCAACCTACCTGAGATACTAAAGGTAAATCCATTATCATCTTTTAGAAATATTGGAATCACCTCTGCTGGTAAGAATTATATCACTCCACCTGAACTTGTTGTTTTAGATGGATTTACAAACGAGGTAGTTGATGATGTTATCCTCAAATATGAAGTTGGATCAACTAAAGTAAGAATCTTAAAGAATACTTTCGGATTGTATGATGTAACTCCAACAATTATTCCTGTTGGTAATCCTAATGGAGTTGGTATTAACACTATTAGTTACAACTCAACAACTAAAGATGTAACTGTGGGATTCAACACAGGTTTCAGTGATGCTTTCCCATTCTCTGTGGGAGACAAGGTGCTTATTGAAAATACCAGTGTTGGTATAGCATCTACTGCAAGAGGATATAATTCATCTGCATATGGTTATACGTTATTTACACTTACCTCTGTAAATCCCGCTTTAGGTGGTAATACAGGAGAAGTCACTTACAACCTTAGAGATTATCTGACAACAAACGAATTCCCAGGTGTTTTCAATGATGTTTCTTCCTATGGAAGAATGATCAATCAAAATGAATTCCCCATATTTGAAATTGGACTTCAAAAAAATAATTTCCTTTTAGGAGAGGATGTCAAGTTCACAAACGGTAGTGGTGTAGTTGAAAACTGGAATAACAAAACTGAAGTTGTAAAAATTTCAACTGATAAAGAAGTTACTCTGAACGATACAATTACTGGACAAACATCAAATACTAAAGGTGTTGTAATTAGAAGAACAAACTTTGATTCTTATGTCAAGTTTGGTTCAACATCATTTGTTGAAAAGGGTTGGTCATATGATACCGGATTCTTGAATAATAATGTTCAAAGAATCCCCGATAATGATTATTATCAATACTTCTCATATGCATTGAGATCAAAAATTGATTTCTCTGATTGGGATGATGCCGTTAGTTCTATAAACCATACATCTGGATTCAAAAAGTTCTCTGATCTGATTATTGAATCTAGAGATGAAGAAGCAGGAAAAGTTTTTGCTGGTGATAGTGTGGCAGAAGTTGTTGCTGATCTTATAGGTGAAGGAGACTTAAACTGTAATTATTTCTTTGATCTTGCATCTGAAACAACAACTAAAATTGGCACCGCACTTGTCTCTAGACAAATCAATTTTGAAAATAGAGTATTGACTGATTACTTTGAATCAGTTGGAAATAGAGTTCTTATTATTGATGACATCAGTAATGACTTCAATAGCGATCCTAGACCCACAAGATTTGAAACAGTCAATTCATTTGAATTAGAGACTGCCAGAACTAAGAAATACTTTACCTTTGTAAGGGATAAGAGATTTACAAAAGAGAGACAATTATTAATAGTCTCACTTCTGCATAATGATGTTGATGCTTATCTCAATCAGTATGGTAGAGTCGAAACTCATCCAGATTTAGGATCGTTTGATTTCTCAATCTCTGGAACCACAGGATTACTCAATTTCTTCCCAGTAAAATTCACTGTCAATGATTATGACGTATCTACTGTGTCTCATGACTTGAAGAGCACTGTAGCAGGAATAGGAAGCACTGATCTGGGATCAGTTGTCAACATCAACTCTCAGCAAACTAGCATTGCATCGGGAACATCTTCTGCTACTACTATTGTTGGTATTGCATCAACATATCGTGCAGCAAAGATTCTTGTTGAAATTGGCACGGTTGATAATTCATATTTTGAATTTGATGAACTGAATCTATTATTTGATGGAAGTGAGGTTGATATTGTTGAATATGGACAACTGACAACGAATACTATTACTGATGGATCTTCTGGTCCTGGTTTAGGAACGTACTTCTCTCATATCGATGGTTCAAGGCTCAAGATTGATTTTACACCTAATACAGCATTAGGTGTTGGTGTAACAGTCAATACTCTTGTAGTTTCAATTGCAAGTAGCACTTCTTCTGCTACTGGTATTGGTACACAAGAACTTAGCACAGGATTACTCAATTCTGGTTATGTTTCAATCGCAGCGTCATCAAGTCCTGGTTTGACTACGATAACTGAGTATCCTAATAATCACTCTGCTGCATATTACCTTGTTAGTGTAGAGGACACAACTAATCAAAGATATCAATTATCTGAAGTTATTGTTGCTGATGATGGAGATACTCCTGTTATTTCCGAGTTTGGTATCCTTGAGTCTCACTCTAGTCTTGGAATAATAAGCACAGGTATTTCGACCACATCAACTGTCCTTAGTTTCATTCCAAATGCAGGTATAGACGTTCAAGTTAGAACTTTCCAAAATGCACTGAGTCTTGTCAAAGAATCATTGATCGACAACACCACAATTGATTTCAATAATGCTGCCATTAACTCAGGTAATGGAACATATGAAGGAACTGAGAGATCATTGAAGAGAAGTTTCAATCTCTTGCATGGTGGTAGAGAGATCTTTAGAAGAACATTTGATGGAAGCGATTCAACTGGAATCAATACATCAGAGAACTCAGTCTTTATTCCAGATCACTTCTTTGTTTCTGGAGAGGAAGTTACATACAATTATACAGGTGCTGGCACAACCTCTGCTATTGGTATTGCCTCTACATCAGTTGTTGGAGTCGGTACAACCGACAAACTACCCTCTACACTTTATGTTGTAAAAGTCAATGAGAGTAAAGTAAAATTTGCTGCTAATCCAACTGATGCTTTACTATCAACACCTAAGGTATTTGATTTTGTAAGTGTTGGTATTGGAACATCGCATTCTATTACAGCAAAAAATCAAAATTCAAAAGCACTGATTTCAATTGATAATTACATTCAATCACCAATTGTAAGTACGGCACTTACTTCATCACTCTCACTAGATGTGGAACTTACTGATAATAGAGTGACGATGACTGGTGTGACCTCATTCTTTGGAGGTAATCTCATTCAAATAAATGATGAGATTATGAAGATCAATACTGTTGGATTTGGTAGCACAAACGTTGTTCTGGTCGATAGAACATGGATGGGAACTGGATTATCAACTCACGCTGCTGGAGACTTAATTACACTTGTTGATGGTAACTATAACATCATTGACAATACTGTGCATTTCGTTGAAGCACCTCAAGGATTGACACCAATCGGAAGCACCACTAATCCTCCCGATCAGAGAGATTATGTTGGTATTGCAACTCACTCTACTTTCCATGGTAGAACGTTCATGAGAAGTGGTGTGGTTGGAACCTCTTCTGAAGCATATGATGACAATTATGTCTTCGATGATCTTTCTTCTCAGTTTACTGGTGTTGGTAAAACATTTACACTTTCTTCATCTAAACAAAGTGTTGCTGGGTTCTCAACAAACAATGCAATTATCCTTATCAATGGAGTATTCCAAGGTCCTCAAGGAACACAGGCAGAAACTGAAGATTATGATCTCACAGAAAGTGCAGGTATTACCAGTATAACTTTCTCTGGTATGGGAGCGACCGTTGGATATGATGTGAACACCTCTAGCGTCCCTGTTGGTGGAGTAATTGTTTCCGTTGGATCAACAGAAGGATTTGGTTTACAACCACTAATTTCTGCAGGTGGAACAGCGGTTGTATCTGCTGCAGGAACAATTCAATCAATTAGTATTGGTAATAGTGGATCTGGTTATAGAATTGGTATACAAACTGTCGTCAATGTTGGAGTTCAAACTTCCAGCACTGGTGTTCCAAATATTGAATTTATTGGTACTGCATCAGTAAGTAACGGTAGAGTGATTGGTATTGCTATAACCAACCCTGGCACAGGATATACATCAACCAATCCTCCATCAGTTGTATTTGATGATCCTATCTCATATTCAAATTTACCATTGATTTACAGTTCTAGTTCTTCACAAGGTATTGGAACTGGAGGAAAGATTGATGTTGTTGTTGGTCAAGGTTCTAGTGTCATTGACTTTACTATTTCAAACACAGGATATGGTTATAGACCTGGCGAAATTCTGACCTTTGCCACTGGTGGTAACGCTGGTATTCCAACTGATACTACTAAGGTATTCAAAGAATATCAACTTACAATTGATAAAACTTTCAATGATAAATTCTCAGGATGGTCACTTGGACAACTTCAAGTTCTTGACACTCCAGAGTCATTGTTCAATGGAGTTGATAAGACATTTGAACTGAAACTTAATCGTCAATTCATTTCTATTAGATCTGCTAAAGGATCAAATATTGATGTTCAATCAGTCTTGTTGATATTCATCAATGATATACTGCAAGTTCCCGGACAGTCTTATGTGTTCAATGGTGGTAGTATAGTTGAGTTTACTGAAGCACCTAAGAGTGGTGACACGGCAAAAGTATTGTTCTATAAAGGTAGTGGTGATGTTGACGTTGTATTCCGTGATGTGCTTGAAACTGTCAAGGTTGGCGACAACCTAACTCTAAACTATGACAAGGGTCTGACAGATGCATATTTACAGCAAGATGAAAGAGTGGTAACTGGTATCAACACCACTGATTCTGTCAAAACAAATCCATATGGTGGTCCTGGAATAACAGATGATGAAACAATTGTTAGACCACTTAAATGGTGCAGACAGACAGAAGACAAAATTATTGATGGTAAAGTTGTTGGTAAAGATAGAGTCAAGTATGAAGTTGCAGTGCAACCCACTACACTCTTGACTCAAAGTGTTGGAGTCGGATCTACGGTAGCATTTGTTCAAAGTGTAAGACCTTTCTTTGATCCAGAAAATGAAAATCCATTGGATGTGAACAAGCAGACTATTGAATTGATTTCACAAAATTCAAAGGTCTCTGCTGCTGCAACTGCTAATGTATCTGCTGCCGGAACAATTACATCGATTACTATCACTGATGGTGGTTTTGGATACACATCTGCTCCTATTGTTACGATCGCAACTCCTGTTGGTCTTGGAACAACAACCAGAGCAACAGCAACATCAGCGATTTCATCTGGTGTTGTCAATGCCATGACAATCACAGGACCAGGAACCGGATATACTTCCACGAATCCTCCTGTTGTGCTAATTGAACCTCCTAAACTCGTTAGAGAAAAAGTCACTGGTGCAGTTTATGAGGGCGATTTTGGTATCATCACAGGTATTTCAACCACCTCAGTTGGTGTCGCATCTACTGGTTTAGTCCTTGATCTGTTTATTCCACCTGATTCATTCCTCAGAAATGACGACGTAATGGCAGGTATTGTAACTGTAAGTGGAATTCAAACCGGATATTACTTCACAGTGTTTGGATCAAATGTTGGCAATGGAGTTACATCACTCTCAAGCGGAAGTTCAATCATTGGAATCGGTTCAACATTCATAGATAATGTTTATCAGGTCGCGGCAGTTTCTATTGCAAATACTGATGTTATTGGACAGGGAACCACCACTGTAGCAAAAGTAACGGTGAGTCTTGCATCAAACAATTCTATCACTGGACTTGGATACAGTGCTTTCTTTGGACAGTATTCTTGGGGTAGAGTCACTCTTGCAGGAAGAACTGATCCTAATGCATTCAGTGCTTATACAAATGATGGAATTACAGGTCTTAGCACTTCTGCAATTTTACGCAGAGTCAATCCTCTAAAATTCGTAGATTACACTTCATAAATAAATAAAAAACCAGTAAAATGGCAGCAATAATTACTGACCAACTTCGTATACTAAACGCTAAAAACTTTGTATCCGGGGTTGGTTCAACTGGAAATTCTTATTACTCGTTTGTGGGTGTTCCAAATCCCACAGACTTTGATAGTGCGTGGAATACAACACCCCCATCCCCTAAGGATAATTTTAATGAGGAGAACCAATATTGGGATACCATGATTGGTTTGAAAAAAATCACTGATGATGATTGTAAGCAAGTTGTCACCAAGTTAACCTGGTCATCAGGTACAACTTATGACATGTATAGACATGATATAAGTGTTACTAATACTTCTCAACCATCTAATGCAGTTGACTTATATTCTGCGAACTATTATATTCTGAACAGTGATTATAGAGTATATGTTTGCTTACAGAATGGAACTTCTCCTGAAAATCCATCTGGTAGACCGTCTTTAGACGAACCAACATTTACTGATTTAGAACCAAGAGCTGCCGGAACAAGTGGTGATGGATATATTTGGAAATATCTGTATACGATCAAACCTGGCGATATCGTCAAGTTTGATGGAACAAACTACATGCCAGTTCCAAAGAAATGGGAAACTAATACAACAGATTCTGCTGTTAGAGACAACGCAGCAACGAGTGGTCAACTGAAAATTGTTACGATTACAAATCGTGGAGTAGGATTAGGAACTGCTAATAGAACTTATACTAAAGTTCCCATCAGAGGTGATGGTAGAGGTGCTGAAGCAACAGTTGTAATTAATAATGATTCAAAGGTTGAAAGTGTAACAGTTTCAAAAGGTGGTTCTGGATATACTTTTGGTACACTTGATTTAGCAGGAGGTGGAGTTCCAACAGGATCTACTTCACCAGTATTCAACGTCATAATTCCTCCACAAGGTGGACATGGGGCAGATGTTTATAGAGAGTTGGGAGCATACAATGTTCTCATGTATTCTAGAATTGAAAATGATACAGAGAATCCAGATTTTATCACTGGAAATGAAATTGCTAGAGTTGGAATCGTAGAGAGTCCAAAAGCATATAATTCCTCTAGTATTCTTGAACTTGACAAAGCAAGTGCAGTCTATGCATTGAAACTAGTTGGAACTGGTTATAGTTCTGTGGTCTTCAATCCTGATACGAATATCAATCAAACCATCGGTGTTGGATCAACTGCTTTTGGAAGAGTGGTTTCATATGATCAAACAACTGGAGTTCTGAAGTATTGGCAAGATAGATCTGCTGCTGGATTTACAACTGCCGGAACACAGAATTCATCACCCACTTATGGATTTGAACTTCACAGATTTACTGCAGATATTGGATCTGGTGGTTCACTAGATATTATTGGTGGAAGTTCAACACTCGGCATCCAAACAACGTTTGGAAGCAGTTCAAATCCGGGTGTCAGCACCGTAATAAATAGTAGGACCTACTACCTAGGACAATCTTTTATTAAAGGTGTGTCTCAACCAGAAGTACAAAAATATTCTGGAAATATAATATACGTTGATAATAGACCCTCAATCACAAGGTCATCTAGTCAAAAAGAAGATATCAAAGTTATTTTGCAATTCTAAGGAACTATGTCACAAGAAACCAACCTCAATGTAGCTCCATATTTTGATGACTATGATGAACCGGTAATTGGAGGAAAAGCAAACGATTACTATAAAGTTCTTTTCAAGCCCGGATATCCAGTTCAGGCAAGAGAACTTACAACTCTTCAATCCATTCTACAAAATCAGGTAGAGCAGTTTGGTAACCACTTTTTCAAAGAGGGTGCCAAAGTAATTCCGGGTGATCTGACTTATATTCCTAATTTTTATGCAGTTGAAGTTGACACTGAGTTTTTAGGTATTCCAGTTTCACTTTATCTGGACAATCTTGTAGGATTGAAGATAAGAGGTGAAGATTCTGGCGTTGTTGCAAAAGTAAAGAAAGTTCTGAGTCTCACTGAATCAGATAGAGGCACTGTAACCCTTTATGTCGATTACTTTGAGTCAAATCAGACAAATTTATCCTCACGTAATTTCAATGATGGGGAAAATTTGATTACAGAATCAAATATTACCTTTGGAAATAGTTTTATTAGTGCTGGTGAAGGATTTGCACGTACAATCACTGAAAATTCAACCTCTACCGGTTCTGCGTTTGCAATCGGAGAAGGAATTTATTTCCTTAGAGGGTATTTTGTCGCAGTTGATAATGAAATTCTGATTCTTGATCAGTATACCAATCAACCTTCGTATAGAGTTGGATTGGAGATCATAGAGGAACTTGTTTCTGCTGATGTTGATCCATATTTGAACGATAATGCAAATGGATTCAACAACTATGCTGCACCTGGAGCAGATAGACTCAAGATTACTGCTAAACTTGCAAAAAGAGGTCTTGAGGACTTTGAAACTCCTAATTTTGTCGAACTTGCAAATGTCAAGGACGGTATTTTAAGAAGTATAAACAAAAATACGAATTATAATCTTATTGCAGATGAATTTGCAAGAAGAACTTTCGATGAATCTGGCAATTATTACGTAAAATCATTTGATGTATTTACAAAAGAAAGTCTAAATGATGGAAAAGGAAATGAAGGAATTTATAAATCAAGTCAACTAACAAGTAGTGGATTTGAACCAAGTGATGATTTGTATGTTGTCAAGGTTGGTCCTGGAAAAGCATATGTGAAAGGATATGAGACTGAAACTATTGCTCCAACATTTATTGATGCTCCAAAACCAAGAACAACTGATCTTTTAGAAAATCAGTCAATCAATTTCAACTTTGGATCTACCCTAAAAGTAAACAGAGTATCTGGTGCCCCCTCTATTGGTATCAATACATCCTCTACTATTAGTCTTAGAGATTCAAGAGTAGGATTGAGTTCATACTCGGAAAACGGAAGAGAGATTGGTATAGCAAGGGTATATGATTTTGCACTTGAGTCTGGTGGATATGACACTGCAAATACAAACTTAAATCAATGGGATATTTCTCTGTATGATGTTCAAACATACGGTGATCTTTCACTAAATGAAGCAGTAACTCTGACTGTTCCAACAAGGATAAAAGGAGACTCAAGTGGTGCTACTGCATTCTTGAGATATGCTGTTTCATCTGGAGTTGCACTGACTGTATATCAGAAAAATGGCGATTTTATCAATGGAGAAAAACTTATATTTGATAATTCCACAGAGACAAGAGTAAGCACAGCGTTTACAAGTTATGGATTATCAAACGTACAATCTCTGTATGCGAATGTAGGAGCGTCCAAAACTTTCTCTGCAGATATTATACCATCTGTTTCAACTAGAATTCCTAGTGGAAATGCTCAGATGTCTGGTACAACTAATGCGTCGGGAACTATTTCAACCATTACGAGTCCAACAGTAGCATTCCCAGGAATTGTTACAACAGGTAATTTGATTCAATATACGAGAGATGGATTTACTACACCATCCTTTGCAAAGATCACTCAAGTAAACACTAATTCTATTATTGTTACTGGAGTCACAACTGTAACTGGTGTTTGTGATGGAGGTTTTTCAACCTCTGATATTCAACTAAATGATTTGTCATTGCTGTTTACAGAGACAAAGAAAACAGATAATGACGAAAATCTTTTTGCATTACTTCCAAAACGAAATGTTGAGTCAGTTGATCTGACCAATTCTTCAATCGTATTGAGAAAAGAGTACATTGTAAATATTTCTAATAATTCTACAGGAACTGTCAATGCTGGAACAAATCTGATCTTTTTACCATTTGATGAAGAAAGATATGTCCTTGCAAGAACTGATGGTACACTTGAACCACTATCTGAAGATAAATTTGACATCAAGGCAGGAAGTGGTCAATTAGTCATCAATGGTCTAGGTGCAAATGATACTGGCGCAACTCTTGTAGCAACGGTTAGAAAAGATGTAGTAACAACAAAACCAAAAAGAAAATCGACCATTGAAAGTCTTATCGTTAGTAAGTCCATTCACAATTACTCGGGTGCTGGATCAACTACCATAAACGATGGATTGACAAAAGGAAACTATCCTTTTGGAACAAGAGTACAAGATGAAAAGATTTCACTCAATGTTCCAGACGTTATTAAAATTCATGCGATTTATGAGTCTAAAAACGCATCTGCACCAGTAACTCCAAGTCTTGTCGTGGGATCTTTAGATGGTCCTACATCTAAAACAGATGACTTGCTTATTGGTGAGGAGTTTGTTGGAACTATCAGTGGAGCAAGAGGAATTTATGTTGAACAATTAAATAGTTCAAAGGTTTCTTTTGCATACCTCAATAATAATGTTTTTCAACAAGGAGAAATTGTAAACTTCTTAACTTCAGGTGTCAGCGGTGTTGCTGGAACTTTGGATCAAGGAAGCACTAATGTTACCAATAATTTCCAGTTTGATAATGGACAAACTAAAACTTATTATGGATATAGTTTTATAACTAGAAAGCAAAATATCAAGGCACCTACGAGACAACTCAAAGTAGTGTTTGCCAAAGGATATTACGATTCATCTGATACTGGCGATATTACAAATGCATCATCTTATGAAGGATTTAATTATGGAAAAGATATTCAATCAATCGGCAGAGTAAGAAACACTGATATTATTGACGTTAGACCAAGAGTTGTTGATTTTACTCCTTCAGAAGGATCAAGATCCCCATTTGAGTTTGTAGG